GGGTCGTAGCCCTGATTCAGGGCGTCGATCTTGCCGCGCGCCCGGGCGATGTCACGAAGGATCTGCGGGGTCGAGCCGCCGCCGGTCCAGGTGGCGATCGCTGCGGTGTTCTGCGTGACGGCCGAGTTGATCGCCGACATCGCCACGCCGTCGACCGTCTTGACGGTCTGGTTGACCAGCTTGGTCATCGCCTTGTCGACCGGGGAGAACATCTGCCGGGCGATCGACTCGTCGGTGACCTCGGCGTCATTGCCCCACTTGACCGTCTTGGCCAGCGATGCATCGCCGGTCGAGATCGGGGTCAGCGGGTACTCGGCCCCGGGTGCGACCGACTTGGGTGCGCGATCGGAGTAGATCGACTCCCCGGTCTCGTAGAGCACCGACCCCGATGTGGTGGCGATGCGACCGGACAGCAGCACGTCGGAAATGAACCGCTGCTCGGCCAGGGTGCGCAACCGGCGGGCGACCAGCGTGGGGCTGTTCAGGAACCGGCTGATGGTGAGAACGTCGCCCGACAGGCTCGGCTGAGCGGGCGGATACAGAACTGCCATGATTGGATCTCTCTTTCTGTCTCTGCCCGTCAGCGGAACAGCTTGACGGTGACCTTGGAGGATGCGGCGGCGGCGAGTGCAACGCCGATCACCTGGATGTCGTTGGCCGCGCTCGGGGTGCCCTGCACTGCCACCGCGCCGCTGGCCGCGGTGGTGACGAGTTCGCCGGCACTGATCGCGCCGCTGGCCGCCAGCGTGTGGACCCCGCCGCTGAGCACAGTCACCTCGGCCCCACTGGCCGCGGTGAACGCCGCGATACCGATGTAGGCAGACGACGCGCCCGAAGCCGGGGCCACGGTGTTGTCACCGGAGACGATGAGCGCCTGCCCGGCGGTGACATCCGCGGAGGTCGTGAGGGTGAATGCGTCACCCGGCTGATGCACGGGAGAGTAATCGGTTGCCATGTCAGGCGTCCTTTCCGAACAGAGACGCGTAGATCGCGTCGTCTTCGTTGGTGATGTCGGCGGTCACGCCGTGGCCCTTCTCGGCCAGCGGCACCAGGCCCGGCTGCAAACCGGCCAGGACGGCGGTGTGGCCCTCGCGGTCGGCGGCCAGCGCCTGCAAGTGGTGATCGCGGCGGGCCGGGGCGATCTTGCCCTCGGTGATCGCTGCATCCACGATCCGCTCGTCGGACTCGCGGATCTGCTGAGCGCGGGCCTCAGCACCTTCGGCGGCCTGCGCCTGGAGCCCGGCCAGCGCCTCGGTGGTGATGTTGGTCGCCAGCCCCGCCTTGGCCGCCACCTTCAGCGCCTCGTCCAGGGTCGGCTCGACGGGCTCACCTTCGGCGGTCAGTTCGTCGATCTTCGCGTCGATCGCAGCCTCGTCGGCGTCGGCATCAAGGCCGAGCTTCTGGAGCGCGCTTTCACTCAAGGTTGCCATTACTGGCCCCTCCTTCTTCTCGGCCTCGACCGGGGATTCGGTCGAAGTTCTGTTGTGCGCCTTCGGGAATCGAGGCGCGGGCGCATGTGCGCGCCCCGCGTGGGCGAATATGGACAGGTCGAACTTGGCGGCGGCCTGATCGCGGTCGGCGGTGACGGTCTCGACACGGTCGGCCAGCCCCGCCTCGACGGCCTCCTCGGCGCTGTACCAGGTTTCGGCGTCCATGATGGCCAGCCAGTCCTCGACGCTGCCGCCCGCACGCTCGGCGTAGATACCGGCCATCTTGACGTTGAGCCGGTCGATCAGCTCAGCCTGTTGGCGCATCTCGTCCGCACCACCGACGACCAGGCCGCTGGCCTTGTGGATCATCATCTCCGAGTCGCGGTTCATCACGATCTCGTCGCCGCCCATCGCGATGAACGACGCGGCGCTGGCGGCCAGGCTGTCGACGATGACGGTCACCTTGCCGGGGTGGCCGCGCAGTGCATTGAGGATCGCCACGCCGTCGAAGATGTTGCCGCCGGGGCTGTTGATCCGCACGTGCAGCTCGCGGCTGTCATCGAGCGCGCCGATCTCGCGCGCCAGGGCTTCGGCGGAAACACCGAACCACGAGTCGATCTCGTCGTAGATCAGCACCTCGGCCGGGCCGGTATCACCCTCAGCCGCATTGCGGATCTGATACCAGGGCTGACGATTCTGCTTACTCATCGAACAGCGTCTCCTGCTGTGGTTTCGGGTCGCCCTTCGCGCGGCGACTGTGGGCACGGACGAACACGCGCGCCGCAGCCTTTCCCGCGTCGGTGAGCTGCGGCGGTTCGGGCACCGGGTCGGCGGCATCGGCCTCGGGGTCCACGCCGGGCAGGCCGGCCGCGGTGCGGACGAACGACTCCAGGCGCGGATCGGGCGTGATCAGCCCGGCGTTGACCAGCATCTGCAACGCCGCCGCGGTGGCGTCCTGCCGCGAGCCGATCTCGTCGAACACCAGCAGCGGCGCGGGCACGTCCTCGCCGAAGTTCAGGTCGACCAGATCCTCGACGATGTGCGCCTGCGCGGTGTCGCGGATGTCGTTGGCGACCGTCTGCACCGACTGGACGAACGTGTCGGCCTGCACCGACGCCAGCGCGTACGAGCCGCCCTTGCCGTCGAGGTTCAGGAACTGCGCCAGGGCGACGAGCGCCATCTGGTGATCGTGGTATTCGATCGCGCGGCGGGGATCCATCGGCGTGCCGGTGGGCGCCATCACCGCGAACGTCTGGCCGTTGGTCAGAGCGAGGCCGGCTGTCTCGCCACCGCGGTAGGCCGAGGCTGTCTCCAGCAGCTTATCCATCCGCTCGTCGTCGTCGGACTCGTCCTCGCTGGCGGTCAGCACCGGGACGCCGATGCCGTGCCGGCGGGCGGCGGCGGCCTCGATGCGGATCAGCTCATCCTTGAGCTTCCAGTGCTTATACGCCGGGCGCAGCAGCGAGTTTCCAGTCCAGACGCCTGGGTCGGGATCGCGGGCGTAGACCACCAGCTGCCCGACGGGAATAGCGTCGCCCATCGATGTCGGCGCCAGCACCAGCATCCCTGGCGCGGTGAATGTCCCAGCCGGCCACTGCTGCACTGAGATCAGCCCACCGTCGCGGCCGACGTTCCAGTAGCAGATCGACGACTGCGGGCGCGGGGCCAGCCGGTGCAGCGCGGCCCGCAGATTCGTGCCCGAGCCCTCGATCCGGTAGACCTGCTCGAACACCGCGTGCCCGTACTGCTGTGCGGTGAGCGCCTGCTGTAGGTGCTGCGGCCACGAGAAGCGATCCCGGGTGCGCGGCGTCGGCCGGTCCTCATCGTCGCCCTCGATCGGCAGGCCGAGGTTCGTCGCGACGAACTGCGTCACCTCGTCGGATGCGCCGTTCTGGCGGATGCGCCATGTCGTGCGGCGGATTGGCAACCCGATGGCCCGGAGCACCGAAGCGATCCGCGCATCCTCGCGGCCCATGCGGGTGTAGGTGTGGATCGAGTTGGGCCACATGAGTTCCGGCACCATCTCGAACTGATCGAGCGGGCCGGCCCAGCCGCCGGGTGTGCCGACAACGTATCCCTTCTCAGTGCGAGGAGCGGCGGTCTTGGGCAACGTCGCTCCCTTCGTTGTCAGAACGCCATACTCATGGCGTCGAGGTCATTGGATGCCGTCTGCCTGACGGCCGTTCGCGGCGAACTGGCCTTGCGCTTGGGTTGGCCGCCGAACTTCAGCAGCGCCCACCGCGCCAACGTCGCCCCCATCAACTGCGCGTGCGAAGCGGGATCGGTCACCTCCCAAACGAACCCGCCGCTCGGGAGTTCCTTGCGCACCGCGTTGGCCACGGCATCGGCCATGCCCGCTTGCTTGCTGTGCGACAGCGCCCCGGTCAGCGCATCGGACAGGAACCCGCCACACGCCTGCGCCTCATCGGTGCGCGTCGGAACAGTCGGCTCGATACCGATCGCCTCCAGGCCCGGCAGCACCTCTGCCGCAGCACCGCGCGCCACCACCAGCCTGGCCGGATTCCACGCGGTGTAAACCTCCACCAAGCGGCTCAATGCCTGCTCGGCCGACGCCAGGCTGTAGGCCGCCACCTCAAGGTGAACAGCCCCGGCCGTGGTGCGCTGCGCCGCCGTCAGCGCCCACGACCCCTCGCGGGTGAGAACCAGAACACGCGGGCCCGCCAGCGTGGCCGCAGAGTTTCCCATGTCGCCCCAGACCTCCGCGGGAATCTCCGAACGCCGCCGATTCGCCGGCGGCGGATAGTCGCCCCACCCGAGCCAATCCGCGTCAAACAGCGCCAGGTCGACCGGGCCCGCCTCCTGCGCACCCTGCAGATGCGCCAACATCTCGCGATCATCGCCAACCATCCCGTATGACGGCTGCGCCAACGGATACGCCGCCGGGTCGGAACGATCGAACGTGCGGGGCGCCCGATACAGCGCCCCGCACAGGCCCGGCGCGCCACCGTTCTCGATGGTGCGCACCAACCCAGAGAACCGGTGGCAGTTCGGATGCTCGGACACCACCGGAGGCGTCGAGGCGTAGATCGTCTGCGGGTTATCCGACGCCGCCTGGGCGCCCGTCAGGTTCGCCGTCTCCTTGGGCACCAGGTCGTACGCCTCATCCAGGATCAGGTCGTCGATCTCGGTGAACCCACGGGCGAAATGCTGAGTGCGCGGGCCGAAGCTCGCCTTTACGACATGCTTCTCACCCGGCAACGGCTTGAGGATGATCGTGCCGCGGTTGTCCTTCTTCGACGGCGCCACCAACAACCGCCGCCGCAGAGACGGCACCCGCTCGATCACCGCACACACCCGGTCGAAAACATCCTCGACAGTCGCCCACTGCTGCGCCGTATACACCACCCGCCGGCGATGCTTGAACAGCCTCCGCAAGATGATCAGGATCAACATCAGCGTCTTGCCCTGCTGGCGCGTGACCTCCCACGCCACCACCCGATGCGTCCACAACCGCACCCCACGGTCATCGGCCGGAAGCTGCGACTGCGCCGCACGGATCGCCATCCACTCCCACGGCAACGGCCGAATCCCGACCCTCATCCCGAACCGCGCCGTGGCATCACCCTCGGACTCATCGCCGGGATGCCAGCACTCGAACTCAGGCTGCTGACGGCCGGTCAGTCGGGGGAAATCACCCAGCCAACCGGGCCACACCTTCGGCCACTGCCGCTCAATCGCCATCGTCGAGCACGTCGTCATCCTCGGGCGCCATCGGAATCCCGGCCCTCTGCTTATGAACCTCACTGAGCAGATGTCGCAACTCCGTCGTCAACTGCCGGCGCTCCCGAACCGGATCGGAAATGCGGACCTCCAGCACCTGATCGGAGTTCGTCCGAACGTGCATCCACGCCGACCGCTTCCCCTGGATCAGCTCATCGCACCGCTCGATCATGTCCGCGAACCGGGCCGCGTGCCCGATCAGCTCACGCACCGTGATCGAGTCACCGTCACGGGACAGCTCGTCCGACAGGCGCCGGCCTGCAGTTTGCTCAGACATGCGCGCGAAAACCTTTGATATGCAACGCGATTCGCTTGCCTCGCAACGTTCGCCGTGTGTGCGAAACCCGTTGTGTTGCAACACTTTTCGAGCTTTGCAGCAAAGTTTGCTGTCGGGAAAAAATAAACTCCTGAC